GGTTCAGACGCATAGAGTTCAAGCCCATCTGTAATCGAGCCATCTTCTCTGGGTCAGACCTAAAGTTCTGTATACCGGCGCCCATCCTTGCCAATAAGCCTTGAGGGGCCTGTGGTGCGGCGGCTGGTGGTGCCATTGAGGGCGTGTTGGAAGCGGGTCTTGCTTGTACAGCGGCCCTAAAGCCTGGGCTATTCATCAACTGTATCTGCTTCATTTGTTCTGGTGTCATCATCCACCTCCCATCATTTTCATTATCATTTCTGCCATTTTTGCTTTTTTATCTTCATCGTCGGACTGAGGCTCTCCCATCTGACTAACCAGCCCCTGACCATACGCTGCCATCGGAATAGAACTTGGCTGCATAGGCCCACCGCCGCGCTGAACAGGATCAATGCCTGGAGCAGTAAATCCTTGGGTATATCCTTGGGCACTCTGACCTAACTGTTGAAGATAGGGCTGCATCTGGTCCATCATCGTTTGAGGAACTTCAGGTGCTGCAACCGCTGGTGGAGGAATATTAATCGCTGGTGGCGTCATTGTGCTGTTTAGGTCTTTCTCAGCGTTTTGCTTAATAAACAGTTGCTGGGCTATTTTCCGCATTTTCTCTTCATCATCATTTTCTATGCTGTACATAGTTACATTCCTGCGCCGAGTGTTAGGTAATCAAACAACCCTGGCTGCTTGCTGGTGGTGGTAGTTTGAGGGACCGGTGAGGCACCCAATGCCTGAGATAGCAGCCCAATAGACTGATAAGGTGAGTTGGTGTACTGACTAAACTGGTTCTTAGCGGCATCAATTAATAGCTGGTTCATACCCTGCTTCATGGCACCGTCTTGGGCAAGGTTACCGCTTACTGTCTGGCCCATACCAAAGCCTAGATTGGATAAATTACCTAACTGATTACCCGCTGATAGGCGCTGCTGTGATCCAGCCAGCCCAGCGTTTTGATTAGCCATTTGCGCTGCCTGACGCGCACCGGCATTAAACTGACCTGCGTTGTTGTAGGCCGACTGATTCGCTAACCCTGATGTGTTCCTTGCCTGTGCCCCAAACTGACCCGCATTGTTAAACGCTGCCTGATTGGCTAGATTGGCTGTATTACCTGCCTGAGATCCAAACTGACGCGCTTGATTTAAAGACGCCTGGTTAGCCAACCCTGATGTGTTACCCGCTTGGGCACCAAACTGATTTGCAGCTTGTTGTTGTGCAGAGGCTTGTTGTGACGCCTGATTACCCGCCGTTGCGCCGAACTGAGAGGCTTGATTGCCCGCCATCTGGTTAGCCATTGCCCGCTGCTGTCCAAGATTAGCGTTTAACGTCCCCGCTTGTAAGTTCGCCCCTTGGTTTGCAAGGTCTCCTTGCATCGTGTTTTGGATGTCAGTCAGACCCATCTGCTGGGCGTTATTAAACCCAGATTGACGCAGTGCTGATGACGTTTTTGCGGCCTGGTCAAAGTAGTTACGATTGTTTTCAGACTCTCTTAAAGCATGACGAGCGCCACCATAGGCACCGGCGGCTGATGCGTTAGCGCCAATGTTTTGCTGCTGTAGCTGTCGAGAGCGATCTAGATCAGAGAGCGTGTTATCAATGACTTGCGTATCGTATTGGTTCATATAACGAGAAAGGTCGGTATTGCCGACTTGACCCGCTGTCACGCTGTCAGCACTAATCCCAGGGCGATCCGCAACACGTTCTGCGCCATAACCTTGAGAGTTAACACCGGCTGCATCAAAGCCTTGCCCATTGGTTCCCGCTGCTTGGTATCCTCTACCTGCTGCGCCAGCGGCATTGTAGCCTTGACCTCGAGAGAACCCTGCACGATAACCATTAGCGCCGACCGTACCCGGCTGAAATCCCATTTCTCTACGCGCACCACTGATTGAGTCATTAATGCCCGATGCTGCTGTTTGGTTAATGTTTGGGGCACGTTGTCCTAGTGGCTGTGGCTGTGGCTGTGGCTGTGGTGGATTATTAGTCAAAAGTGGTTGAGGTTGTCCGGGTTGTGGACCCCTCCAGCCTGGACCATCGCTTATGATCTCCGGACCACCAAAAGATCGTGGTTCTGTCGAACCCGCACTCCCCATAATTTGCTGGGGGGCAAAATTCCCGCCAAGATTTGGGTCAGAGTATAAAGATGCAGGGTCTACCTGTGGCTTCGGTCGGCCACCGTTCATTACTCCTGCTTGTAATGTGCCTTTTGCGCCGCCATTTGCCATGTTAAAACTTCCTTCTATTAGAATTTTGTAGCATTTTCGGAGAGAACATATCAAGACCTTGATTAATCACTGGACCCGAATCGTCGTATAAATCCCGTGGTGCTGGCTTTACCCCTGCGTTGGCCTGAAAACTATTAAATCTGCTGTCAATATCGCTTCTTAACTGTGAATCATCATAGCTAGGTACATTCTGTATTGCCGATTGATTGCCTCTAATTAAATCCATTATTCCTGAATCATCATAGGGCGCTGGGCCAGTAGGATTGAAATTATCGAACTGATTGCTCACCGACTCATTAGTGGCATAACCCGATAGGTCTGGTCCCTGTTGGTTAGCAAACAAGTCGTTTACCTGGTCCATTGTAAAATAGTTCGACATATCAGGGCCTGACGCTAACTGATGATCACCAGGCATACCACCAGGGTAATCAGGTCCATACGTATGACCGGGAGGGGTATAAGTGCTACCGCCACCCAAATTACTGCCGGGATTACCACCAGGATAACCACTTGGTCCACCGGGAGCGCCTGGGCCTATTCCTGGGTTGACACCTGGAAACCCTTGAAAGCCTGTCTCATTACCAAATAGGCTGCCATAAGCAGCAGCCTGTTCTGGGTTAGCGGCGTTCATGTCATTCACTGCCTGTTCGTACAGCGGAAACGAGGAGTAACCGGACATGCCATTATAATCCGTTGCCTGTGGCATACCGTCCATCGCGTTCATGCCTGGATCAACCAACCCAAAGGCAGAGGCTGCATCAATATTAGACTGCATGGCTTGCTGCTGTGGCTCTGTAAATCCAGCGACATCAGGCCCCATGTACGGCTGATAACCGATTTGCTGTACGTCCTCGGCCCTCGCCATGTTTCGCATTGAGGGTTGCTGAATCCAACTTGGAATCTCAACCTGTGATGTTTGGCTACCGCCTTTTCCACCTGACATATTAAATATCCTTAGAGAGTGTGGTGAACGCTTCGGTCCACCCTTTTGTTTTTAATACCCGAGACCAGCCCTTTCGACCGGCAATTGTCATACCTGAACAGCCCTGCGCCTTGGCAAACGCCAATGCTGAATCGTCCATGTCCACGATTTGATGCTTTTCTCCACCGGCTAGAAAGATATGAAATACCTTCTTGCGGGGAAAGATTATAATTTCAGTTACCGCACAACCTTTAGCGGCTGGCCAAAACTGCATGTGCCCACTTGCAATCCCCTCAACGATATCCTGGTATAAATGAGTCCCACCTGAATATTCCAGTGCAGCCTCTATCCACGGTCTACACCGATTAAGCTCATCACTTAGCGACATTTATTGCTCTATTCGGGTAATCGAAACCTGCACCGCAGGAATTGCGGGTATGGGTGAAGATGCGGCTGCATTAGGCAGCGTTAAGCCCGTATTAGACACTGAGTAGATAACCTTTAGATAATTGCCAGCAGCTACTGTTACAAGCGCCGTATGGCTGATTATATCGGCTCCAGCAACGGCCTTTCTAACAGCAAATCCATCGGTTCCGTTGACGTTAATCCACAGATACCCAATATAACTAGAGCTTGCTGTCGCTTGAGCGGTTACCGTAACGTGCAGCAGTCCGGCTTCGGTGCAGTCAATTTTGGTGGCGTCTGATCCATTAATCGCCAAGCCATTAACCTGCGTTGCACTGTTAAACGTAATTGGTGTGGCGGTGTTTGCATTTGAGGCCGTCTGAGTAGCCGTTGCATAGAATTGGCCGCAGCCTCCTTCCAATAGCATTTGCTTGTAGGCGTTACCTTTAGCGATCACCGGGTATCCAGTGCTATCCCAAAGCATGACGCCTTGAGATGCCGCAGAGTCGCCTGTTAAACGATAAACTAACTGTGATCGGGTAGACGATAGGTTATCAATTAGCCGCTTGCCCCATAACTTCCAATCAGGGCCAATCGGTTGTGGTAACTGAAAGCTCAACGTCTGCCTCCCTCAATTACGTTTAACCGCATCTTGCCTGCGCGCCAGTCTTTAAGGTCAGTGCCGTTTATCCGCATCCTTACCTGGCGACCTTGAAACCTTGCCCCGGTTGGATTGCCTAGCGTGAAGGGACCATGACTAGACTCTTCACCGTTAGGATAAAAGCGCGTCTTAAACGTCAGGCTTACCTCACCTTGCGAACCCTCGTCGGGGATGATTTCGTTGACTTTAATAATGCTCTGACCGCTACCCATCGCAATAGGCCCAGACTCTACAAATGGCGCAGAGTCATGCGCTAGTCCAAACTCATGGTTGTACAAGTTTCCAGACGCATCAAACCAAAGCGGTGACCTAAAAGCACCTAAGTCAACGCCTGATGTACGTGATAGCGTACCGATATTCCAGTGACCTTCTTTATAGTCATAGACTACATAGCGATCATTCTCCATCGAGTCGCCAGATGGATAAAACCACCAGACTTCACCAAATTGCGAATTGTGCATCGCGCAGACCTTTGAGCGTTGCGCTGCGTTTAGTGACGTAAAGACATAGTCTGAAACTTCGCATGGCATTTCTTGTACGGAGCTTCCGTTGTATTGAAAGAAGCCTCCTGTACCCATCCAAAACGCACCCTCATCAACAGCGATAGCTGCTTGGCGAGAGATGATCCCGCACGATGTGCCAACCCGACTAAACGAGTAAACAAACGGGGGGCCTGCATACGTTGCCGAGTGAGCATCTAAATTGGTTAGTATTAGCGCCGAACCCTTTACCCGGATGCCGCACATAATCTCGCCCGTGGTTTGCAGTTCAATGTCACCCGCTTGATTAGTTGTCGCTGCCGCCCATAGGTTGTTGTTCTCTCGATCCGACCAGGCAACCTTTTGTGGGTTACCGCCAGACGCTAAAGCAAACACAAAACGCTCGTCAGTCACCATCATTGCTTTATTGCCCGTAGGCGCATTACTTAAAACAGCAGCGACTGTTGACCCGTTTAACTGCCATTGATATATCTTCCCATCCGCTGACGAGCAAGCGACCAAATACTGACCAAAGTTATCAAGCGACCAGGTTGTTACAGCCGCAGGTAACTCGGCATCGCGTGATGTCCCATATCCTGTATTGCCGTAAGTCTGTCCACCAAAGCCATAGTTAACATTGGCGTTAACAGCGCCTGCTGTAAAACTGGTCGGCGTGATGTCACTGACTGTTGAACCTTGATTTAAGGCATACAATTTATTGTGCGTACCTACTGCAATGTGGGCATCATCAGAGTGATCTGTCCAAGCGACTGCTCCCCTAGGGACTGATGCAGTTGCGCTGGCCTTGCGGGTGGTCCATCCACCAATAGGCCGAACAGAACCGTTCTGCCATCTGATAAAGTTGCCATCAATCCAACGGCCAGACGAGTCTAAATCCGTCCCGTGGTTGTAAATACCCGCCGGGAGTTCAAGGGCTACAAGCGCCATAGTTATTGTCCTTTTAACGCGGGAGTTATTGCTTGGCTTTTGACCCTAAGAATGCAAACTGCTCAAGTAACTTATACGCTTTAGCTACAAACGCATCGTCCTTGGGCGTGTCTGTGTAGTTGCATAAAACACTAGCGATAGTCACTAGTGAAGTTGCAAGTACATACAGGTCTATTAAATAGCTCATGATGCGGTGTAGCCATTACCTGCTGAAATAGCTGAGTCAGTAGCGGTGAAGCTCTCACTACCCCAATCGCTCTTAGCTTTCATAAGCTCAAGGTGCTGAGTGTTACGATCAACACAGTCCTGACGGTCTGCGGCATCATCTTCTGCCATGCTGTTTCCTGCGATTACGTCTGTAATCAATGCAATGCTGTGTCCCATTGCTGTGAAGTCTACTGCTAGTTCTGCGTCTGTACGGTCTGCCATTTTAATTATCCTTCTAGGGTTGTGATTCGTGCGGTGAGTGCGTCTACTTGTGCAGACAGTTGTTGTACGGCTTTTATAAGCTGAGTTACAAATTTAGTTTCGCTAACTCTTTGCATACCATCTTCATCTTCAGCCCAAACATCTATAGATTCTGAAACTCCATATTCATCTAATACTGCTTTAACTTCTTGAGCTATAAAACCATGATGAGTCTTTTCAGTGTCTACTGTATTTGTTTCACTATAAGAATCCCATTCTTTTGGATATTCGTTTGAAGGCTTCCAATTAAATGTTCTAGGTTTTAATTTGTTAATAAACTCTAGTCCTAAAGTTTCATCTACTATGTTTTGTTTTTTACGTCTATCAGAGGCAAAAGCAAAAGTAGCTGAACCAGAATTAGTAAAGGAAGTAGATGCGGCATAATTATCTAATTTGCCGAATCTAAATACATTATCTGTTCCCGGAATATTTACTCCTAGTACAATACAATTAGCAGTATCATGTGCGCAATCTGAATCCGCTCCTACAATAGTATTAGAAGAACCAGTTTGTATACTAACGCCAGAACCCTTACCAACAGACGTGTTGTTAGCACCAGTTGTGTTTGCTAATAAAGCGTTTCTGCCTACTGCTGTGTTGCTTGCGCCTGTAGTATTTGCTTTTAAACCTTCATAACCCAACG